AACATGGGATCCTGGTTGCTTTGATAGATAGAGTCAGATCTCTTGATAACGAGATAATCAGACAAGATACTCTTATCAAAACCATACTAGGTGTACCGCAGTTGATAGATAGTAATAAGATTGCAAAAGCAGACCGAGACGATCAGAGGAAAGACTAATGGCTCCTAAAAGACCTGACGAAATATTACTTGTAGCTTCTATGATAATTGTCATGTTTGTTGTGTTGGCAGTTCAAGCTGATGAAATGACACATAAGTTTAAGAACCCTAGCTTCTCAGGTATTAATACCTCAAGTCATTATCTAACTATAGAGAATCAAGAGTTCAATAGAAAAGAAGCTATACGTGAAGAAATAAAGGCTTATGTAGAAGACTTGGAAAGAGAAGCAGAGAACACAACATTAGCTAGGTTTATACGTAATCTAGAGAGTAGAATATATGCACAACTAAGCAGACAATTAGTTGATAATTTATTTGGTGAAACTGCATCTGATTTTGGCATTTTAGAACTAGAAGGTAATACCATAGAATATAGGGTTGAGGACGATAAGGTAACACTAATAATTACAGATGAAGAAGGCAATACAACAGAAATTACTGTACCTCTCGGTTCTTTTTCTTTCTAGTTGTTCTTTAATAATACCTCCTTTAGATAATGGCATACCGCCTGTTAGATCTATAGAATTAGCACAAATTGGTAGTTTGCTGACAAAACTATCAGAATCACCAGAACCAGAAAAAAAACCTGTAGTAGCTGTATATGGTAAATCTTTTAAAGATGATACAGGACAGCGTAGATCTAATAGTCAGTACGCTAGTTTCAGTACGGCAATAACACAATCTCCTGATGCTTATTTAATTAGGGCTTTAAAACATTCAAACGTCTTTGATGTAGTAGAAAGAAAAGGTTTAGATAATTTAACAAAAGAAAGACAATTAATACGTACAACTAGAGAATCATTTGATGAAAAACAAAAAGTCAAACCGTTGCTTTTTGCTGGTCTTATTATGGAAGGTGGTGTAATAGGTTATGAAAGTAATGTTAAGTCTGGAGGTGCAGGTGCTAGATATTTAGGTATTGGAGCTTCCAAAGAGTACAGGCAAGACTCTGTAACAATTTCTTTGCGTACCGTATCTGTTAGTACAGGAAAAATATTGCTAGAAGTGCTAGTAACTAAGTCAATATTGAGTGCTGCCGTCTCTTCTGATGTGTTCAAATTTTATTCAAATAATACCGAATTAGTTGAAATTGAAAGCGGTATGGTAGAGAATGAGTCTATAAATATTGCTTTACAGATGGCTATCGAGACGGCTGTTTTGCAAACAATAGAGGAAGGATATGAACAAGGCTATTGGAAGAAGAAGAACGGTAGTTAGCTTATTGTTTTTATTTATATCTTTGAATGTAGTGACAGCAGACAACGAGATATATATAGATCAATCAGGTGCTACGTCTAACTTAGACATAGAGCAAGTTGGAGGTAGTGGCAACATTATTGGGGGATCAGACGCTACAGCTGGTGCTTCTAATATGACTCCATTGGATTTAGATGGTGCAACTATGACCTTAGATATATTGCAAAAAGGATCTACTAACAAATTTCTTGGTGATATATGGGCCGATACCTATACAGGTTATTTCTCTTTTATAGGTGATACCAACACCTTTAACATGTCTACTGATGAAACAAATGCAACTGGAGCTGATGGTTCTAATGTAAATGTCCAGGTTACAGGAAACACAAACACTATGACTCTTAATCATGCTATGACAGCGTTAGCAGCAAACTTAGATTTAGATTGGACTATTCAAGGCGATACCAACAACATTACCGCAGCTATAGATGTTGATGGTGCTACTAATTATATGGATATTGATGGTGATGATAATGTTGTTACTTATGATGGAGACGGATATGCGGGTGGCTATTTCTATTTAGACCATACCGGCAATACAAGAACATTTAATATAGATCAGGAATCTACATCTGATAATGACTGGCTCAAGATTACATCTGATGGCAATAGTGGCACAGTTTGTGTTACTCAGTCAGACGCAACAACTTCATTCGTTTGCTGATATAGGCTCTATATCTGAAGTAAGAGGCAACGCACAAGTTCTCAGAGACAAAACTTACGGGGCTGAATTAGAGTTTAACATTCAGCAGATGGATGATGTCCGTACAGAGGCAGGCAGAGTTGCTATAACCTTTGAAGACAGTTCTACGGTCAAACTAACTGAACATTCTAAGTTAGTTATAGATGAATATATTTATGATCCCGACCCATCCAAATCAAAAATGGCTCTCAAGTTTGCTAGTGGTACTGCAAGATTTATTACAGGTAAGTTTAATAATAAAAGCAATATATCTATACGTACTCCTACCGCAGATATAGCTATAAGAGGCACAGACTTTACTTGTACAGTAGATGAGTTAGGTAGATCTCTTGTCATACTACTACCAGACGAGAATGGCATATCTAGCGGAGAAATTATAGTGTCTACAGGTATGGGTAGCGTGACGTTAAATAAACCCTATCAAGCAACAACGGTATCTGTTTTTGAAAACAATCCTACAGCACCTGTAGAGCTAGATATTACATTAGATCTAATAGACAACATGCTTATTGTTAATCCTCCAGAACAAACGCAAGAATCTTTAGAACAAACGCAAACGCAAACTTCTGCTGATTATTTAGATTTTAACGACCTTGATATTGATTATCTTAATGAGGACTTCCTTGATGCAGAAGAGCAACTAGAGTTTACAGAATTAGATATAAACTATTTAGATGTTAATTTTCTTGAAGATTTACTTAATGTTTTAGACGCACTAGCCATAACAAAAGAAGAAGATGCTTTAAAGCAAGGTGGTGCTGGTATACGTATTGTTGGTACAGAAATAGGTCAAGATAAAGATACTCAAATAACTACAATCATATCTGGTCAAAACATAAGTTTAACAAGAACCGTTAGTCAAAGTGTAAAATTAGATTTAGATGGATCTGATAGCTATACAGTTATACTTATACAAGATGGAGTGACTAATACGGTAAAGATAAATGGTGGATCTTCAACCACAATAAAAATCAAACAAGGGTCAGGATGAAAAAAATAATAATATTTGTAAGTTTGTTTATATTACTTGGGGCAACTTTTTATTTTCAACCTACAGCTTATGAAATATTAAAGTTAAAAACCTTTGATTCATTAGTAACAGATAAACAACCTTCAGGTAATTTTGTAATTCTTAATATAAATGAGAGTGATATTACTAATGAAGGGGGTTATCCTTTGTCTAGGCAAACATTAGCTCAAATACACATTAATTTATTGAGGAAAGGTGCATTAGGTGTAGGGTGGGTTATAGCCTTTCCACAACCTGATAGATTTGGTGGTGATTTTGAATTTACCGAAGCTCTGGGTTTTTCTCCAAGTGTTCTAGCTATGTTTGAGGGAAAAGGTGATTATCCGCCTACTTCTGGGACAGTTATTTTAGGACCAGAAAGCGGAGGTATTATGTCTGAAGGCGTAATACAAAATATAAATATTTTAAAAACAAACGCCAGTCAGGGTTTAGCAGTAGCCAGGACAGATGTAGATAATTTAGTTCGGAGATTACCTCTGTTAATGCGTACACCTGACGGTTGGGTATCTACATACGGTACAGAAGTATTGAAAGTTCTAGCAGGAGCAGACACTTACATTATAAAAACTAATGATAATGGTCTGGAAGAAGTAAGAGTAAAAGGTTTGCCTCCAGTACCGGTAGACTCACTAGGTCGTAAATGGGTAAGTTGGGTTGATACACCACAAACCAATCTTTCAGAAATGAATGTAGAAAACAAATTTGTATTTGTAGGGTTTACAGCAAAAGGTATTATGCCCCAAATTGCTACTCCCGCAGGTTTGTTGGAACCTCATAAAATACAAGCTGCACTTGCAGAATCTATATTGATACAAGATAGCCCATACATACCTGATTATGCACTTGCTTTAGAAATATTAATATTTTTATTCTCTGTAGCCTTTGTCTGGCTTGTTTTAAACGTTTTTGGAATAACTTTAGGTATATCATTCTTTAGTGTAGTTTTTGTTTCTACGGCCTTCTTTGGCGTTTATACAATACAAAAGGGAGTATTGATTGATGTTACTTGGAGTTTAATATCTCAGTTTATTACTGCAAGTGTTGCTTTTTACATAAGATTCAGAGAGCAATACAAATTAAGACAACAGATTAAAAAACAATTTGAGCATTACTTAGATCCTAGACAAGTGAAGGCTTTGCAATCTGATCCCAGTCTTTTAAAACTAGGTGGTGAAAAGAAAAGATGTACTTTTTTATTTACTGATGTTCGTGGATTTACTGCTATGAGTGAAAGTATGGAACCCGAACAAGTAACCAAAATTATGAATCAGGCACTAACAATTCAATCGGATGCCGTAAAAAAATATGGTGGAATGATAGACAAGTATATTGGCGATGCGATGTTTGCCATATTCAACGCTCCTTTGGACTTAGATAAACATGAGCAAGCAGCTGTTATGTGCGCTAAAGAAATACAAGATAACTTTAGATCCTCTGATGTTGGAGTTGAAATAGGTGTAGGAATTAACACTGGTGAAGCGGTCATAGGCAACTGTGGATCATCTACTAGATTTGATTATACCGCTATCGGATCTGCCGTAAATATAGCTGCTAGGTGCGAATCTAGTTGTAAGACTGTAGGCAAAGATTTAATAATTGCAGAGGAGACTGCAA